TGTCCGAGGGTAAGTACTCTCCAGTCCCTCCAACACCTGTTCGGCCATGGAGATCGCACAACTCGGACATACCTTGAGCGAAAGCCGCTTTGATATCCCGTGTACTACAGGCTGCGAGATTGATATGCTGGAGCAAGCATGTTCCTCGTGAGGGCAGGTAAACCTCAAGACACACGTTTCCGTATATTCGTTTTCCATGCTTATATCTTATTTTGTTGAGCCAGATGTCTCCTGACTTGATCCCGTGAAGGATGGCGTCTTTAATTCTGGAATCGACGGAGTTCCAGAGTCCGGCATCGAGATCGACGCATCTTTTAATCCAGGGAGCTTCGGAACGAGGAAGCTGCACGAACTCAAGAATATCGGGATGGTTAATGTCAAGATGGGCAACAATAGCCCCGTTCTTGTAATGCCCACCCCTGCGAAGTGTTTCATTTAATACTGAGTAGATTTTTGCAAATGAGACTGGACCACTAGCTGTTAAGCCTTTTCCATTCTCGTGACCTTTCGGCCTGAGTTTTGATAGGTGTACTGCACACCCTGCCCCATGCCTCAATGCATGAGAAGCGAATCTCCAGCTAGCCTCAATGCCTTCAGATCCCTCCATGGAATCATCAACGACAAATACAGTACAGCTCACTGGAAGTCTTGATTCTGGGTTATCCAACCATTGTTGGACCCGACCAGTGCGGGAGATTAGTTCTGCCATTAAATTAAATCTTTAAGATTGGGTAGTTTATAATTTGGTCCTTTAAGAACCTTTCCATCTTCTCGATATATTGGTTTACCGTCCTCATCGAGCTTGGACATATTACTCTCATGTACTCTGTTTAAGGCTTCATCAAGAAACCAATTCATATTCTCAGCATACTGGTAGCATACATAAACTAGATCAGCTAGTTCTTTTAGTGCTTCTTCCTGTACATTAGGATGTTCTCTAAATAAAGAACCTTCAGCTTCTAAGAACTCTTTGAACTCCTCAACAATCAGATTTTTCTGACACGACCTCGTGGTACGATCCGTCGAGCTCTTTAGATTGTACTTCGTACGGAATTCCTTGGCTTGCTCGGAAATAAACGTCTTTTTCATGATGGAGTTCGTTTTGTAAATAGTGGATTGCTTTTTCTAAATCTTGTATTTTACTATCTTTAAAACCTGCTCTGCAGATATACTTGATAGCATTGCCGAGGTGAAAATTTAATCCTTGTTCTCTAATAAAATTCCAAACATCGCTGGAACCTCGTTTATAGTAGGATGGACCGGCCATTTGTTAATTAAATTTTTAATTGAATTACCCATGACAAAGTTCTGCCTTTGCATGGCGAGGAAGACAGTGACAAAATCTTCGTGTTTGACATTACCACTATTTAGACTTAGTTCTAGTTTCCTCATTTGTAGGTCCTGCTCCAGAGTCAATTTTGTAATCGGCGGAGGGGGTCCATAGTTTTGGTTGTTTTGTGTCGAAGTCATAATCATCAACAGTTAAGATTCGTGCGAGTCTAGCATTAGCCAGTGCGGTAACAGCGGTGTATCCTTTCTCTTTATACATTGCAGATAAGGTGGCCCAGCTATAACCTTTCTCCTCGAAAATTGTTGTAGCTCTTTTAACTCCAATACCAGGGACTCCACTATAACCATCAGTTTGATCTCCAGCAGCCGATTGAATTAAATGCCATTTAGCACCCTCATTTTTGTCGATTGTGAATACCTCATCAAAGTTATATAGTTGTCCAGGTATCTGCTTCATATCTTTATCAGGTGAAGCAATTATATTGCCAGGAAATTTTGTGGCATAAATACCCATCGCATCATCAGCTTCAAGTGTAGGTTTAATGATAACCTTATACTCATCTTTCAATGCCTTGATGACACGTTTATAACCACACGGCTTCTTCCGATTGCGGTGGCCTTTATATTCAGGTAAAATTTTCTTTCTAAAATTCGTACTGTCTGAAAAGAACAGTATCATTTCGGAACTCCAACCAAGAATATTTTGTATCTTCTTGAGTTCCCTTTTTGTTGCATTATATGCATCACTGAAGTTAGAAGTAACGAGTATTACATCGTCACCGAAATCTACTTCGGTTTCTGCAGCTGCACATGACTTATATACGATGAAGTCTGCATCACATAGGATTTTCATTAATTAGTGTGTGTCGGCCCATGTTGGACCATCCTTAGCTTCAGCATCTACGGGTATTCGCATATTGTAATACTCGCCTGCCTCAGCAGCGGAGAGAACAAGAAGAGATTTGAGATCATCAACATGTTCTGGTTCTGATTCGTACTGCAACTCGTCATGAATAAAAGCGAGCTGATTGCAGCGTAAACCCATTTCTTTGATATGGTCATGAGTGATAACCATCCATTTCTTAGCTATTATTGCAGCCGACCCTTGCAATAGGTAGTTTAAAGCCTTATGTCCTTTGTCAACGAGGATCTTACGGTGGTCAAGTCCATGTAAGAAACCCCTCTCACTAGCTTTACGTACGCCTTCCAAAAGTTCTTTAAGACCCGGTATGGCGTCAACATAAGCTTCACGTATTTCTTTTCCCTTCTTTCTTGCCTTGTTCTCGGAAAGCTGTTTGTCATAAGAGTGTCCAATTTTAATATCGCCTGCCCCATAGAGGAAGGCATAAGTTACTGTTTTAACTTGCGACCTAGTGATTCCAATCTTATCAGCATTTGTCTGGTGAATGTCTCCGGTGGTAAGGATTTTAGCATATCTTCCGTTGTCAAATCGTGCAAGATAATGAGCAAGCATGCGGAGCTCGATACCACTAAGATCAGCAGCAGCCAGTCGTAGACCTGGTGTAGCAATAAACAAACGTCGAAATCTTTCATCACTAGGCACCTGTCCGAGATTTGGAGTACGGTGTGCACATCTAAATGTAGATGTAGCTACCGAACAATGGTGGTGTATCCTACTAGACGTCGTAACAAGCTTCTGCCATGCGTTCACGCCTTCTGATATCATCCCTAACTGCTTCGTCAGAGTCAGTAGTGTCAAGAACTGGAGAGCTATATCCGTTCCAATATCCTTTAATACGGTCTCGTCTATAACCGCCTTCCCTGAATTCGTCAGTGAGGAAGGCGTCCAGCCATAATGTGTCTGTAAGATCCATGATATATGATCCCTACTTGTAGGGTTGAAATCCTTTAATTTAGTGAGTGTAGCTCCTTCAACGTATCCTGTTCTAACATTAGTTCGTTTAGGAGTAAATTCTGATCCTCGGACGAAAGGATACCTGTCTCGTAGTAACTGCGTAGTCTCTTCATATTCTCTTCTGAGAGTAGATTCAAGTTCCCGTGCAGCTTGTTCATCAAAATACCATCCATGAAGTTCTTGTTGTGTAAGGATTTGCGCAACCTGATGTTCTAGCGTGACCCATTCAGGTATGGTAGGAAGTGCTTCCATAATTTTGCTGTAACATTAACGTCTTGGACGCAATAATCCTCCATTTCTTGAGACCACTCTTGCCAATCTGTCGATTGTGAAAAGTTTCCTTTATATTCACCTAAACGGTAACCATAGGACTCAAGGGAGTGGCGTCCATATAATTGTAGTGGCATGTGTTTCCATGCGTGTTGTTTATCTATGTTGAGTAGGTTCGGATGATAAAGCCTAGATAAAAGAAGAGTATCAATAATGATCCCAGTGGGATTAAACCAAGCATAGAGAGACTTGATGAGAGGGAGATCAAAACCCACGATATTATGACCGATGATATAATCAGCCATTTCGAGGTGTTGGATTGCTCTAACCACAGGGCTAGACATCCCTTTACCAGGGCATTCGTCGTTGAACGAATCTGTGAAATTATCTTTGACATATTTAAGTACAATACAGTGGATGTGGGTAGCATTATTAAGTAGTCCGTTGCTTTCTAGGTCGAATATTATCCCCCCTATTCCACTCGTAGGTTTTGTCAACGAATTTTGCTTTGTCAACTGCTTCTTGTGTAGGTGGGTTAGGTTTATTCAATTTATGTTCATACCATGGGTGTTTATAATTCCCATTTTCAAAAATCTGTGGCTGGGTTGAAAACTGGTGGTTCCGTAGCTTCATGTTCAGTGAATCTGCAAGTGTTCAAGTTGTAGTCGAGTGTTCCGCACGTGCCTGTTTCGCCAGAATAACGATTTTTAAGGATTCTAACAGTCGTAGGACTTCTTCCTCCTTCACTTTGTTGATCGACTTCGAGCCCCACGAGATTATCGCTGATCTGAGCAATCGAATGAGATCCTCTAAGTTGTGAGAGAGATACTCGTCCTCCCTCTTCGTGCGCATTACTGTCATTATTACTCCTACGTAAATGTGATACAAGGAATAAAGCTATTCCTGTACGTTCAACTAATGATCTAAGCTTGGTCATTGTACTATCTATCATGCGGCGCTCATCACCTGACAACCCACTTAATAAAATGGATAAATGGTCAAGGAATATAACACGGCACTCCAGTCCACTGGCAAGGTATTCGATCCTATTGTAAATAAGCTCCGGGTCAAAAGAACCAAAGCCATCAAAAAGGTAAAGGTTCCAATTAGCAATGGAATTATGAAAAGCTTCTCTGAGTTCTTGCTCATCATGTACTCCTATAGAAAAATTTTTGCCAACAGCTGTGGACATCAATCCAAGTGCTGTTCTCCTATTACTTGCTTCAAGCTCCAAGATCCCAACCGATTCCCCTTTTTGTAAAAGGTCAGTTGCGATGTGACGCATGATTGAGGTTTTTCCGGCTCCAGTGCCTGCAGTAAATGTAGTAAGTTCTCCGTACCTGATCCCGTGTAATTTCTTGTTAAGTCCTTTGAATGGGTATTCATGGTCGCATGGTGGCTGTGGTGTTGTGACAACTTCGAGTAACGTTTTTCCATCGATGAGGCCATCAGGTCTAAAGGGTTTAGCGTCCCAAATAGCCTTTCGAATCGCTTCAGCATCGTTAGCTTGTAATGCCTCTGATGGGTCTTTAAAGCCCTCAAGGCGAGCGATGGATACCTTGCCAGCTGGTAATACCGATGCCGCTTCTTCGGCAGCCTTGCGCCCGGGATCATCTCCATCGAAGAATAATACAATCTCCTCATAGCCTTGAAATAATGGTATTTGTTTTTGGATGTCCTTTTTCGCAGATGCAGCCCCATGAGGTAAGGATACCATAGGCCACCCTCCCATAGCTTCATAACAGCTGGCAGCATCTAGTTCACCTTCAGTAACAACAATACGTTTACCAGTACTAGGAAAGCGATGCTGACCGAATAAGGTATTAGTGGGAATTCCTTCATAGCGAAAATCTTTCTGCTTTGTTTTGATTTTTACACCTTGTAATATACCTGATTCATCATGATAAGGGAATCTAAGTGTATTACCATCTCTATATATCTGATAGAACTTATTAGTTTTCTCAGATATTTTACGTTTATGCAGCCGTTCAGCTGATCCTGTAAGGTGTACAGTTTTGCTCACGTTTCGATTGTGAATAACATCATTGTCGTCTGTTCTTTCGTGACAGACAAAGCAATAAGTGTGGCCATCAGAGTAGAGAGAATTCCCATCTGATGAACCACAATTACCACAAGGCATATGCCTAACGAATTCATTTTCGGTCATTAGACCAACCAATCAATAGGTATATCTTTGTATGATGTCCAAGGTATGTCATGGCGATCACACCATTTAGCATATGTTGTTTTACTCTTCTTACTAATAGTATTATAAGGTGATTGAAATACCATCCTTATATCTACTTCGGGATTAGCCTTCTTAACAGCAAGGATCTTGCGTCTGTCGGCTGCGTCCCAATATCCCTTTGCTTCAAGATATGTATAGTTTGGAAGGACAAAATCAGGAGTATAATGGTGCTCAATTGTATAACCAAGTTTCTCAGACTCATACTGGAAAGATACTCCCAAACCCTCCAATAAATCAGCGATATTTTTTTCAAGAGTAGATCTATACTTAGGTGGTTGTTTATTCTTTAACTTATCATAGGCTTTCTGTGCCCATTCAAGTGCGTCTTCTTTAGAAGTCTTCTTCTTCGTCATTGGTGGTTGTTGGTGTTACATTAGGGTCTGCTGTTTTGAAACCTGCTGTAGTACCGAATAGTTCTGCTACTTCAGTAGCGTCTAAATCCCCAGTATCTACACCTGCTTCTCCTTTTACTGAGATAACTTGTACACCAACCAACTTAAGAGAACTACCATAGGTAACTCCATCTCTGAGGATATAAGGCTTCTGATAGAATGCCAATTTAACTGTAGATCCTGCATATAGCGGTGTTTTTGCATCTGTAATTTGCGTACCTTCTGTGTCTACCACGGGCGGACGTCTATCTTCTGACCAAGAGAACTTGATCTTATATTTATCGTCAGCTACTTCTTCCCAAGGTTCTGGCTTGAGAGTACTACGCTTAGGATTCTTTAATTTAGACTCTGCCCACTTAAGGACATCAGCCCGTTCTGATTCTAACTTGTCAACGGTATCACCGTCAACTATTGCAGCCAATGAATAACCAAACTTACTAGGAGCTAGTATAGCTTGAAAGCCTTCAAGGGTTATATTTGCCGTCTTATGTATAGTTCTAGCCATTATCTGTAGCCTCCTCCTTAGCAGGAGCAAGCTCTTTTGCTAGTGTCTGACGATACTCTCTAAGTTCATCGAGTTTGTCATCAACAGCTTTTAATCTGGCCAATTTAGCTTCTCTTTCTGCCTGCTGTAATCTCTCTTCAGAGACTACTACTATTCTAGTAGTTGGTAGAAAGAAGCTATCTAATAATGATGTGTACATTAACAGAAAAAATAAGTGGAGTCAATCACGGCTTCTGGTTTAAGGTCGCCTATGATCGGTGGTTCAGTGTCTGCCCCAATTTGTGAAGCAAATACTTTTAAATAGTTTGTATTAGCAAAGAGATTCATATAAGTCTCTCTTACTATATTAGATAGAGTTGACATATCAGTAGCCCTACATAGGACACTATCATGTATCAAAGCTATCGGTGCATCGAATCTGACAGCACTTAGATGTAGTAAAGATGCATCAAGGGAGTGTATAAGATTAGGAGCCGTAGCTGCCTTATGCCTAGTGATAGACACCTCATCAGTCTCTTCTGCTATCTGTAACTCACATCTACCAAGTAACTGTAATCGTATAGTTTGGGTCTCACGCTTCATTAGTCTTTGACTGACTACGAAACCTGATGGTGTTTCCCATTCCAATATTACTATATCACCTGGCTTTTTTGTACCAGACTTAATAATTCTTGATACTTCAGTTTCGATCCATTTCATTACTGACATCGGACCTGGAACTACAGCATGCATAGCATTTCTAACTGCTTTAACAGTTTGTGTTAGTTCGTCCTTGTCAATTTCAATCCCTTTCTCTTTCAATGCTTCCCTAATGTAGGATCTATTAGAGAAAGGTTTTGCATTGTATGGTATAGTCATGACAGTGCGTTTGACACACTTCCTATCCCATACAGAGTGTAGCTCTTTTGGTATTTCAGGTTTCGCACACTCAGCTACTACCTTGTATGCGTCTTGTGGTCTATCAGAAGGCAACACATTGACGAGTTGTGCCGTCTTACGGTCACTCGCTAAAGCAGCGAGAATCTGGAGACCACTACATGTAGCGTCTGTAGCCACACATAGTCCCGTAGTCTTACGGTTATTAGTTATAACTACATTGTAATATTCATCACATGCAGCCGCAAATTGCCACGGCTCTTCTGCTACCTCCCAGTCACCGACATTGTGAATAGGATCTAAAGCTATTCTCTTAATAAGAGGTATGTTAGCTTGTACCCAGTCTAACCGTTCTTGCATCGTAGATTTATCTAAGCCATAAGTTGTAGCACATTGAAATGCTAACCAATCCT